CTACTTTAAAAGTACAAAATCCTGCGGCAGTAGCACAAGATTTAAAGTCGTTCATAAGAGAAACTAAGTTGTATTGTGTTGTATAAGACATTTTATTTATTTTTATATAATTCTAATTCATACGGCTTTTGACACTTAAAGTGGACATATTTACCATCCATGGCCATAAAGTAAGGTTTATTCTCAAACTCTCCCCCACAATAAGCACAAGTCCTTTCATTAGATTGTTTTTTTTTTAATTTTTGCTTATAATTATGTAAACATTTTTTATGTACTAATTTTCCGTCTGGTGTTTTAGCCCATCCACATGGACAGCCTTTTAACTGCTCGCCACATTCAGCACATATTTTTACTTCTTTTTGTTTTGTCATTTTTTGTGTAACTTATTATATTCGTCTTGGTAAGTATTACAAGCACTTTTCCAAGATAAATATGTTAAAATCTCATATAAATCTGTCAAAAGAACACTATCTAAAGGTCTTTGGCCAGGAATTGTGAACAAATTTTCTTTAGCAACATCATACAAAGTATTAAGCCAGCCGTAACCATCTATTGTTCCTTTTGCTGCAACTTTTGCTTTGTGGTCTTTACTTCCTTGAGAGAGATTAGGAAATTGGTCATTAATAACTGTTCTTGCCGAAGCAAAAAAAAACCGACATCCCAAATGGTCGCCATGTCTAATTTTTTAAACTTAGCCTCTCTTTCATCTACAATCTTATCATTTACAAGACCTTTTTTTTCTCCCTTTTTCTTACAAAGAATTGCAGCTTGCCTTGGCAATACTTCTAATATACCAGCTTCAAGCTTTTTGTTATTCAATTCTATTTGTTCAGCCTCTATATAAGTTCCAAAATTCTCTTTCATCATACCAGGAAGAGGTAAGAAAAACTCTTCTTCTCCTATTTTAAAACTTTTTATATTTATAGGTTGATATTCTACTTGTAAAAAATTTAAAGCTTCAAGTATTTCTTCAACCTTTTCCATTTCACACATAGCCATCTCGTCTTCTGTCATGTTTGTAAAATAACAAGCCAACTTTGTGTTAAATTTTATATTGTCCATTGTCATTTGCAAGTCTTTTAGCTCTTCATCAAGGTCTGCATATTTTTCTTGCATCTCTTCTTGCGACTTTTGAGACTTTGCTAATTTTGAAAAACCTAAAAACTGCTCAAATGTTATATCTGTCCAGTTACTTGGTATATCAAAATCGTTTTCGTTTATTGTTACTGTTATCATTAGTTTAAATATTTCTCATCCATTTCTAAGTGTGGATAAATTAATATCATTATTTCTATCTCCCCATAGGTTCTTTTTAACCTTTTGTGTAATTTCTTTAAAATATTAGGTAAATTATCATTTTCTAACCTTAATGATGATAAATAACCTAAACAAGCCCAGTAAACCATCTCTGGTAGTGAAAAAAACCAATCGTTTCTAAAAACACTGTCTTTAAAGGCAATTAGGCCGTTTTCGTTGTGAACTTCTATAATTTGTGATAAAACATCTAAAAAGTTCTCATAATCTTCATCTTTTACACTGGCTTCGTCAACAATATTCTGAACACCTGCTAAAAAGTGCAAAATTATGTCTTCGTGATGACCATTAGCACATATTATTGGATTCTGTTTTTCCATATTCTGCAATAATAAGAAACTTTTTATATTTTTTCAACCCATGTTTGGAACATTTTAACCCCAAGCTAAAACTTTTTTCCCAGAACTAAACATATACCTCATACGCATCATCAAACTATCTGCATAATCAGGAGACCTGCCAATAGCTGCTTTTATCTCTTTTTTTGATAAAATAGCCAGTTTTGTGTCTGTATCTATGTTTTTTCGCCTTACAACATCTAATTCTTCTATAATTTTGTTTCTAATATCTATATTTTTACATTTTATGTATATATTACCTGCATTTATCTGTTCTGCAAGCTTATAATAGCATTGACTCTTTAAATTCTTGTAATTTTCATTCTTCATAGGCTTTGCGTTGTTAATAAACGCATTTACACCTTTCATATAGTGAGATAGGTACTGACCTACACCATCTGAGTCAATTATGATGTTTTTTCGTGGAATATTGTGTTTTTCTGCCAAATCTTTAATTAAAACCTCAATACTGTTAGCAGATGACTTATCTCTTGTTATAATCTCTTCTACTGTCAAGCCTTTCCAGCGTGTTATTACCATTTTATCACTTCCCATAAGAGCAACATCACAAGATAAATACTTATCATCTGTTTCTGGCACACTGTTCTTAAAGCAATTTAGTAAGGATTCGTAGTCAAAAAGTTTATCTTTACCCTCATCATATTCCCAGTTACCATGTAAAAGCCTTTCTCTTGAAACAGGGTCAAGCTTTCTTAGTTGTTCTTCATAATATTCTGAAATATGGGGGTTGTCTTTTAGTTTTGCTTGTATAAATTTTTGGTGGTCTGGTAAAATATCATCACGCCACTGCTTGTAAAAATCGTAAACCCAGTTTTTAGCAGGGTTGCAAGACATTAGTATCTTTGGCCGCAGGCCAAATTCGCCAAGTTTATATCTGATTCTTGAAGCAACAACATTCTTTGCTTTCTCAGTACACTGGTTAACCTCATCAATAAAAGCACCAGAAATCTCAAGAGACCCTAAAGAGTCAAAGTTGGGGTCGGCTGGGTATTGATAAAGGTCTTTTAACAGGATTTGACTACCATTTACAAATTCAATAACATTAGATTGTGCGTTAAACTTGTATGTTTCGCCTTTCTTTATGCTCCAATCAGAGCAAACACTAAAAAAAGAGTTTAGTGTAGTCTCCTTTAGTGTTTTCAATACGGCTCTACCCATAAGCCACCTTGTACCTGGGTATCTCAAACACGAATACAGCAACCAGGCCGCACCAAAATACGACTTACCTCCACCTGCCGAACCACCAAATAATATCTCAGAAGTCTTTTCATCATGCAAATACTCCCAAGCCTGGTGCTGTTTTATTGTTGGCTTAAAGTCAATCTTCACTTCTTTATTCTGCCAACAAGTTTTGTTATTGGTTTAACAACGCAGTACACAACAAAAAAGTATGCCACAATAACTGGCAATAACCATATAAGTGCGATAACCGCAAAAATGTTTGCTTCAATAGAAGCGTCTTTGTTAAATATTTGTTTCATAATTATAAAGCATTTATTATTTGTAGAGCTTGTGAATTACCAAAATTCTTAGCCCATTCTTTAAAAGTATTTATTGGCACAGAAACTATAACTGGAGCTGGATTTGTGTCATCTCCATTTACACTGGAAATAGCCACTTCTTGCAACTTTCTAAAATCAGAAGATTGACGACCACCCACAAGAGGCATTAGCTCTGACAATTTTAAACTTGCAACACCAGTTGTTCTACCCATAAAATGTATTTTCATTAAAAACTTTGCATTTGTGTGTTTGTCTGATTGAAATTCTGTTGAAATATCTTTTAATATTAATTGAAAAATAATTGTTAAGTTTGACATATCTGTAATTTTAATTTGTGAAAAAAGTTTCTTGAACTTTTAATTTATTTTTATTATCTTTGAGAACTCGTTTGTTTTTCAGAGTTAATTTATTTTTGACAAACATACGAAAATTGTTTTGCTTGTCAAAACAAACTGAAAAATTATTGAGTTTGGGTGAGCTGTATCTATTCCTCATCTTCATTCGGCTTAGTGTAATTAAACACAAATGAGTCTCCTCCACTTGTAACATCTACCCTATCTATTGCTATTCCTTTCATCTTTGCAATATCTTGCAATAACAACCTACAAATGTTTAAATCACCACTTCTATAACCCTTGCTATACAAATCATACAACATCATAGTGTGTTTATCAACCTCATACTGCTTCTCCTCATCAAACTGCTCTTTAAAATACTCTAAAGCCCTTTTGTAGTAAACAGAAGCTTGCCTTTTCTTTATTCCCCAATTCTTATCACAGTATTCAATAATATCTGTATATCTCACACCTTGTAAAACTAATCTAACTATCTCAGAAGTCCTTTTATGAGCCTCTAACTTGGTAGCTTTACCCTCAAATTTTGTAGGAACATCATCAGTTCCTTTCTTTATAATCTCTGCTTTTATATCTTCTTTTTTATCCATGATTTTTAGTGCATAATAATAATTTTACAAATATATGTAAAAGTTTATTACAACGCAAGGAAATATATTACATAATGTGCATAATAATTTGAGGTGGAAAATGTAGTGTGAATATCAGACCCCTCTGATTTTAACGCATTTAGAGGTAAATCTAATAATTTTTGTTTACAAATTTTTTTTATTGCTTTAGGGGGCTTAAAAAGGGGCTTAAAATGGGTGTTTGGTGTGTAATAATGTGTTTAAATTGCTTATCTATTATATTATATTATATTATTATTTTAATATATAGATAAAAAAAAGGGGGCTAATATAACCCCCTCAAAAATTTAATATTATTATTTACTTAACTTTGTTTAATTACATTTAATTTAATATCCTGCTCAATATAAAAAACTTCTTTTTGGTTTGCTATTTTTGTAATATGTTCGCAAAGATTTTTAATGTGTCGTTCATCTTTATTTGTCAATAATTCTAAATAAAAAGATGGCTCTTCAATTAGTTGCTTTGTATCATCATCAACCCAACCCCCAGCAATAGAGTGTAATGAATACCCCCCAAACATTGAGCAAATAAGCTTTTTTATTTCTTTTGTTTCTTCATCTGTATTTGTCGCAAAATATACAGAATATTTTTTTAATTGTTTTGTTTTCATAGTTTTATTTTTTTAATTATTGTTTATTATTTGTTTCTCCAAAATTTTTCTTCATTTCTCCAATATTTTTCTTTATTTTGTATAATTGAAGAATACATTTCTATTTTTTGCTTTAATTCTTTGTTTTGTTTTTCAAGTGCTTGTATTTTATCTATTAAATTTGTTTTCATTTTGTTTTGTTTTTAATTATTGTTTTTAGTTGTTTATAATATTATAAATAGTAAACGCCATTAGAGTTATAAAACCACTAATATAAATAATATTTATAATAGTATTAAAGATTTTGTCACTTGTTTTTGTTGTTGTTGTTTTCATGTTGTTTTGTTTTTTAATTGTTATTGTTTTTAATTATAGTACAAATATAAATAATATTTAGTAATATACCAAATTTTAATTAAGTTTTTTAAATTTATATCTTTTTATATCTTTATCCTCACATAATGACAATAGAGTTTTTTTATTTAATGGAGCAGAAAAGCAGCAATAATCTTTTAAAAATATATACAAATGTTTCATTGTTGTTTTACTTCCATGATATATATATTTATCAAATTGAGTTTCTAAAGTGTTTATATTAAATTTCGCTATCGTTGTACTGTAAGATTGAAATATATAATAATTTTTATTATATAAGACAAATTGATTTTTATTTTTTAATTGGTTTACTTTATACATAATGTTTTGTTTTTATTGTTAATATCAATCAAATATAAATAATATTTTTTTAATTACCAAAAAACTAATTTAATTTATTTTTTAATTCAAAAAATTTATCTAAAAATTCATTTCCTGTAATTAAATTATTGTTTGCTAATAATCTCAATTTTTCAATTTTATTTAAAATATTATTTTCTTTTTCTTTTTTTTTTAATTCTTTGTATAAATCTATTATTATAATTTTTTTCATAATGTTTTGTTTTTAATATTTTTCAAAACTAAACTATATTTTTTTAATGACCAAATTTTTAATAAACTTTTTTTAATTTTTTTTTATTTATCAGATAAGAAAATAAAATAATTAAATTAAAATTTTGTTTTTTGAATTTGTTTTTATATTGTTGTAAAATGGAATAAAAGAAAACAAACGGACATAAAAAAATAATTTTATATAAACAAATATTTATATATATATCTAATTTAGAATCATTCTAAATAAGGGAATTATTCCTTTATATATTTAATGCAAAACTCTCAGGACTTTTTGCTATAAAAAAATTTACTCAGGACTTTTTTGTGTAAAAAAAAGGGGGGATAAACAAAACTAAACCCCCCTCAAAAAAGGAAAGTAAACACGCCATATAGTTTACTTTTACGATAGTGGTTTCGCCTACTATCAACCCAACAATAATTATTTGTTTTGTTTTAATTAGTATGCACTTACAGGCAAACTTTGGTTATCATTATAATCAATAAACTCATCTTGATTAGTTAGGTTAAAAAAGTATTGTCTTAACTCTTCGGCTATCTTTAATAAATATACATCATTACGCCAATTTGGATAAGTACAGTCGTTAGAAATTTTACCTAATAGACCACCGCCTAAATAGTTTTGATAAGCGGTCATAAATTCGTTATCAAAGCCAAACGGTGTTAAGTCTATTTCTATACCTCCGCCTCTTGTTGATAATTTTTGTCTTGTTACTTTAAATTTAGTTTTCATAGTGTTTTGTTTTTGTTGTTAATAATTTATTTTTGTTTTGTTTATACAAACATACGGCAATTATTTTTAACTACCAAATTTTTAATCAATTATTTTTGTTTTTTCTTCATCTACCCCTGAAAAATGGTTGATAATTTTGTTAGCCATTTGCTCAATTTTCATAGCTTGATAGCTCATTTGTTGCGTTAATGTGCCTGCCGTTTGTGGTGTAAAAGACCAATTAAATACATACATCTTACCAAATCTTTGTACGCTTATATTATCATCATATAAATTTTGTTTTATATATGTAATTAAATCGCACTTTAAATTATAAGGTGTTTTTTTATAATTGAAAGCCCTTTTTACTTTTTGTATTTCCTTATCTTGTAATAATTCTTTTTGTAATTTATTAACTAATTCGCCTATTTCTTTACCTAAATCAGAATTGTCATAATCATATATATCCTCTAATCTATATAATAAATTAAACAATTCTTTTTGTGTTTCTTTATTCATAGTGTTTTGTTTTTAGTTATTAAAATAATTTTTTTGACTCCTTTGACTTAAATAAACATTTAAACCAGATAAAATATATTCATTTTTTAATCTTTTTAATTCATTTCTATAATCTTTAAAAGTATTAAATTCACTCTTATTTAAGTGGTCAATAGTTTCAACTCCGTAAATTGTTTTTATATTAAAATATGTCGTTTTCATAGTGTTTTGTTTTATTTGTTTAATGTTAATTTGTTTAAGTGTTTTATTGTATCAGTTAAATCCTCAATACTATCTTGTTTACGGTGTGTAAATTCATCATCAATCAATTCATCAATCATTTGATACTTCTCCATATATGGATAGTGGTCAATATCATTACTAAACCACTCACTATATAACGCCTCTATTTGTGAACGATTAAATTGCTCATAATATTCCCTTTGAGTATTTTCCCAATCTTGTAATAAATTTTTCTTTTTCATAATGTTTTGTTTTTATTGTTTATACGGCAAACATATAATAAGTTTTTGTAACTACCAAATTTTTTTGCAATTATTTTAAAAAAAAATTATAACCCCTTAACTATCAAGAGGTTATAACTAAATTTGTTTTTGTCAATTATTTTTTGTATTCTTGCAAAATGTTACAAACGACCTGCACTATCATACAGACCGACAATAGCCAAAAATACACAAATGAAAACACATATCCAAATCATAATAAAAAGGTTTTAAGGTTAATAAAAAGGTTTGTTATAGGACTTTTTTGCTTAAATTCTATAAGCTTGAGCCGACTCGTATGTACTAAAAAGTTTTTTGTTAGGATTTTCTCTATAAAACTCTTCACTTACATCATCCCAAACTGACTCAACAATTTCTCTATCATCCTCAATAGTGAAATAAGTTTGCCCCTGTTTAAATGGGTACACAATACAATTTAATATATCATGGTAAAACTTATCATAATGATAATCAAATTTAGTTTGTACGGATGGTTTATATCTTGTGCCTATATATTCTTCAATCACATCATCATACATATTGTTTTCACCAATAGTTCTTATAAGTAATTGATGTGCAAGTTTACTTGCTAATTCTGTTGCGTTAATTTTAAAATTCATGTTTGTTTGTTTTATTGGTTTAGGTATTTATTTATTAACTCTTCTTGTGTTGGTGCAGTAGGATTATCTTCTAAAACATAATCATAACCATACCACATCAAATAGTTTCCTATTAAGCATCTTTTCATGCTATCACTATCATCATCTATCATCTCATCTTCACAACCAACTGTTGTTTCCATAAACCCCCCATCAAAAGTATGATAATATGTACCCTCTATTTTAGCAACATCACTATAATTGTGAAAAACCCACTTACTACAAAAATCAGTCAGTATTTCTTTTATTCTTTTTTGTGTTAATTTATTCATAATAATTTTATTTATTTAAATATTTATTTATTAACTCTTCTTGTGTAGGGTATGTATCATCATCTTGTAAAACATAATCATAACCATACCATAGTAAATAGTTTCCTATTAAACAACTTATCATAGTGTCGCTATTATCATCATCCATTTCCAGTTCACATCCATAAGTTGTTTCCATAAAACCCTCATCAAATACAGGATTATAAAACCACTTACTACAAAAATCGGTTAGTATTTCTTTTATTCTTTTTTCTGTTAATTTATTCATGATGGTTTTATTTGTTAATAATTTCAATTAAACTATCATCTCTTAAACTCCGCCAGTTTCTTTTTTCTACATCAAAGTATGTGGTTATACCATCTCTTTGTTTTTCTTCCCTAAACGGCTCTAATTTAATGTCAAATACCACATCTAATAGTTCAGTGTTTGTCGTTCCTGTTGCATATCTTGTTTCGCCATTCTTTTTAAGATAGGCAAACTTAACAACCGATAGTTTTAATCTTTCTCTTAATGTTTTCATAATTTTATTTATTTAAAGGTTCTCCATTTACATCTAATATAGTCATGTTGCTCATAAATAGTGTTGCAGTTTCTTCTCCATCATTCCAAACCTCTAAATTATTCATGTGCATATCATAATCTGTATCTTCTCCATTAGTTTGATTTGCTAATAATGTTAGTCGTGTTTTACCATCTTTTAAACAATTCTCTAATTGCTTTATAAGTTTTTTAATTTCCATAATGTTTTGTTTTTAAGTTTATATATGCCCTCCATAATTTTCGCCCTCTATATCATACCTAACTTCAAGTTCGCTTTCTTTTTCATCCATCCCATAACCCAATCCAAAGCCAAAATCTAAAGATGCCTCACCATTTGCCTGCTCCAAATCATCAACCCATTTGCCCTCATTCTCAAATAACCATTCGCCAACATTCTCTTTTTTAATGTCATTTGGTATAGCTATACTTATTGTTGCGTATTTATGATATATAGTTCTACTTGATATTGTTACTAATCTTTCTTTTTTCATAATGTTTTGTTTTAAAAGTTAATAGTTATTGTTTTGCTACCAAAGTCAATACTTACATCAGTGGGGCAATATTGCTCTTTATCGCAATTAGTAGTATCAGTTACTATTTCCCATTCATCTTCACGACCAACTTCGTTTGTGTCTATCTCAATAGTAAAAGTTTCCTCTATCTCATCATCATCATCTAATTCACCATCAAGCCACATTGTAACTTCTATTTCCATAGAAACATGAGTACCATAAACACCCACATCCTTAACACCCCATGAACGCATTTCTGTATAAAACTCCCATGATACTTGTGCAACACAATCAATATCGCAATTATCATCATCCGATAATTCTTTGTTAGCATAAGCAAACATTGATTTTTTGTCATAAACATCAACATTTATGCCGTCTAATTTTGTAATAAAACTGTTATCTTCAATCCAACTCATTTTGTTTGTTTTTAAGTTAATAATTCGTTTTGTTAGGACAAACATAATAAATGTTTTCCACAATTCCAAATTTTATCCACATTTTTTTTGATACAAGATAGAAATTTCTCTTAATGTAGTGTGTAGTTTTGCTCTTAAATCAAGATAACTTAAATAACTAAAGTGAGAATAATCTTGCATAAACATATCATCTTTTTGTGTATATACCTCTTCATATTCTTGTATTCTTGAATTTATATCATCAAGCATATTTATCAATACTTTTTCTGTTTTATTTTCCATTTTACCAATCATCTTTATTTCCTAAAAAAATTTGTAACTCATTATCCCAATCATCTCCATCATGTATTTTAAAAACAACACCATCATTATCTCCAGTGTATTCTTCATCTATATATTGTTTATCGTAATCATTTATATATGCCTCTATAACATCAGAATCTACATCCCATGTATCATCATCCCACTCATAGCAAATATCTCCATCCTCATCTTTATAAGAATATAACGGTTCTACACAAGCATATTCTCTTAATTCAGATTTATCCATATACCAATACTCCATAGCATAATAATTATCATTACTATCTTTTAAATATGCAGTTTCGCTTGTAATTTCAATAATTGTAAAGTCGTTTTTTTTCTTCATAGTTTTTGTTTTTTGTTTAGGCAAACATAAGAATAATTTTTGTAACGACAAAATTTTTGGATGATTATTTTTATTTAGAAACAATCTAAATAACTGGCTATCAGTCGCTTACAATACTATAAAAAAGGTTTTTACAAGACTTTTTTGCATAAAAAAAGAGGGCAGAACGCCCTCCTTTTACATGAGAAGATTAAACACATAACAAAACAAAACAAAACGAAGTGTTTAAGTCAACAATAAAACAATAATAAATAAAATAGTTGAGAAATTTTTGGAATATTATAAAGAAATTTCCACAAGACTTTTTTAATTAAAATTTATACAGGTTTCTCCTACCTAAATCCATAGGAACAAATATACCAGTCTTGCCCTCATTTAAAACAACACCACAACCAAGTGTAGGTTTCTTAGGAAAGTTCTTACCATAAGAAAAAGCCATGTGGTCAACATCTATACCACACCCCACATTTAACCCAAATATAATATCATTACGAGATGCCATATAAGATACACCACCAAAAGAATGTGAATGACCTACAACTGTAGATTGCCTGTTAGCTATAGCTCTATTTCTTGCTCCTGATATACCACTACTTCCTGTGCCATGCTCATACAAAACACCATCTATCTCCCAAGATAAATCCCACTTCCAGCCTTTCGGTGCGTTCCATATTTCCTCATAAGTTTTCATAAACCTACTGGGTATTCCTGCCGTAGTGGCCTTTCTGAAAGGTAAAGCTGAATGATTACCAACACAAACTTTTACATCAGGAAATGTTTGATACCATCTCTCCATAGCTTTCTGAGCCTGTTCGGCCTCTGATTCTGCGTCTGGTAATTCTACTGGAGACTCATGGTAACTTAGGGCAGCGTTGTCCACCTCATCTCCAATATGGATAATCTCTGATACTCCAAAACGAGAAAAGACTTCATAACAGAAGTCTCTATATCTTGGGTGACAGAATGGTTCATGGGTATCACCTATAATACCCACATTTTTATTATTTCTAAACGATTGGATTAGTTCGTTTTCGTACTTTGACAAACGAGGTCTAAATTGTTTTTTGATTGACATAGTTTTGCCTGTTTATTGCAAAACTAAACAAAATATTTAACATAAGCAACTATTTTTTTGCTTTCTCGTAAGAACGACCACCAAAATAAGCACCTATACAGGTTATCAAAACAACTCTTAACAGGTCTTTCCACTCTGTATCTACAGTAAAAGATATAGCACCTGCATCTATAAAAACCATTATGATTGTAGATGCAACAAGAAACATAAGTGTTAAGGGTCTTACATTTTTAGACAACCAAGAGTCGCTTTGCATATCAGCCTGCCAACGCTTTGTAACCTCTTCATTTATCTTGGCATCATGTGCGTTCATCATTTCTTTGAACTTTCTTTTTGCCTCAAGTTTTTCTTCTTGTGTAGTAGAAAGCTCATCTATAACAGAGCCTACACTATCTACAATAGTTTTACCTCCTGTGCCAAATATTTTATCTAATATACCCATTTATGCTAAGTCTTGAAATTCTATAGTTACCTTTTCCCCTCTTTTAAATGCTTCTAATATTATAGGATATACTCTTGTGTATGACTGAACACTACTACCAACATAACCATCCTGATATACTATGTTGTTTTTTTGCGAATCCCCCAAGAGTAAACAACCTGCTGTGTCTTCATCAGTATTTCCACAGTGAATAAGAATATACTTAAAGTTAGGAACATTAATAATATGAAGCATACCCCCATGAAATTTAGAGAATTTATCAGAATACCTTTCGTGAAATCTACCATGTTTTCTTAATATTATATCATAAGTACCTGCTGGCACTCTTGTTTCTTTCATAACCTTTTTATACCTATACTCATCCTCAAGAGTATAACACAGAAAAGATAATTCTCCACACTCATCCTCTAAAAACAATAAACCTGATGTAGAATCTTCTTGACTACTAAATCTTAATACTTTTAATTTCATTATTATTTTTTTCTTATGTACTCCAAGATAATATCAATCTTCTTTTTTATCTCCTCCATGTTAGCAGCATTTTTCTCATGGTGTTTAGAGAATGTATTTTTAACCTCATGGATGCTAAAAAAGAAAAATCTGTATAAAGCATATAATGCTCCAACCAATAACACTAAGGGTAAACCATAACCCTCAATAAGCTCTAATATTTCACTCATCTTCCTTGACCTTTATACTTTTTTTTATAACCACTCTGGTTTTTTGATGCGTTCTTAGAATGTACTCCTGGTCTTTTCTTTCTCTTTTTAGTTCTAAAAAAAGAAACAACTCTCTTAGCCATAGAAAAACATTTTTGCAAACACACCGACAACGGACACAAAAATTATCCAAAGAGCCTTTGTAACATTAGACTTCCAGCTTTTTAAATCATTAAGCTCATCAACTAATGACTGATAACGAGGCAACAACCGTTCTTGCTCTTCCCTAAACAAAGTATTTCTATTTACTCTTGACACAAAACCATCATCTGGATTTAAAAGTTTTTGTGTAAGATTGTCAAGCTTTTCATCCATAGAATCAAGCTTTTCTTCAAAAGATGCCATTCTTTGCTTCATAAGTGCTATTTCCTGTGCTGCCGTTGCCATGATTATTTAGTTACTACAAACATTTCTAAATCGCAAGAAGCTGTATGAGCTATTGCGTGTACTGTCCATGATGTAGGAAGAGTTAATGACCCTTTTCCGCCATGACCTAATATCGTAGTACAATCTATGTCTCCAGTGCTTGCTAACCATTGACCGCTTGGTGTTATATAAGACATTCCTGCATCTAACTTAATACAAAAAGTTTGAGTTGAGCTGCTTGGATTAGTACATATACCAGTAGTATTTGTAAACTTTAACCATATTGGATTTACTGTATCTAAATTAGTAAATCTTGCATATTCAAACTCACTAAATGTCACATCACCACCGCTATCTGGCTCTGGTGTAGCAGATAATATAGGTATAAAACACTGAGTTTCTGAAACAGTAGGTAATGTAAAAATTCTCTCATAAGCCTCATTACAAGAACTAATAGCGTGTGTATTAGTGTTCCCATAAGCTTTTCCATTGAGAGTAATGGAGTCTGTTACTGTTGTAGTAAAGGCTGCGTTAACTATTGATGTTGCCATTTTTATTTATTTTAATTGTTAATTTTTAAATTTATTTATTAAAAGCCTTGATGTTAAGTAGGCTATACCGCTTTCTCCTGTTTTTAATTTTATATAAGGCATAACTATATCCTTTTCAGTAAAAAAATATGAATCTGTTATGTCAAAACAATAAGTTTTTCCCATAGTAAGACTTATGTCTTTACTTCCTATTTTTTGTAGCGATAAAAGAGAAGAAGAGCTTTTTGAAGAACCTTTTTTGCCACTTTCCTCTACAGCACAATTTACTGTTGCACATAAAATACCAACCTCCACATCTCCCTGGCCTGATATAACACCTGTATATTTTCTAAAAGCATCTTTATCAGAAGCGTTGTATATAGAGCCATTTATAGCTATCATAGGGTCTATTACTGGTGGTACTGTTAAGCCTATGCTTTTTGAAAAAGCACCTATTTGCCTTGAAGCCTCTGGTATAAATATATTTGTATCTCTAAACTCTATTGTTCCAGTATAGTAATTATCATATATAATAGGTTGAAAAGACAAAACTCCAGAATCATCAGAAAACATTTGTTGTTCTCCTGAGAATGATTTTGTATTATTAAACGAGAAGTCTGTGTCACCATCTACTGCGTTAGCTGCACTTCTCATATTAGTAACATTTACCTTTCCTGTGCCATTAACAGTTGTAACAAAAGTAAAATTAGGGTCTGATGCAACAAGAGCATCAAACTCTGTTTTAATTCTTGAAGCTATATTTATTGCTGTTTCGTTTGGTGATATAACAACATCAACCTGTGTATATGATGTTCTTGGAGTGTATGGTGCGGTTTCTCCTGTAACCTGAAAAAACACCTCTGCTTTAGCTGTTTCAGTGCTACATATTAAAAAATATGCTCCATGCAGTCCACCAGAAACATCAGGTTGACATATAATCTCAAGTGATAAATCATAAGGACTAAAAACCCAATCTAAAAGACCTGTCTCGTCTTTTGACATAACACTTGATGTTTGTGCTATACTAAAGTCTTTAGGGCTGTGTATTTGATTATTAGGTAAATCTGAATGAAAGTTTGTCGCCATACTAATATAATATTATTCCGTTTTTCTTACTAACACCACCCTCTGTCTCATTACAGTAGTCTGGATAGTGAACATCATTGTCTTGTAAAAATTTTAACATTTTTCTAAGATATGATTCTGATTTTTTAAATGTTTCATTTCTTAAGAAGCTAAGTTTTTTTGCGTCTACAGGCATTGTAAACTCACCAACATTTTCAACTATACCCTGTGATGTTGTATTGTAACTTATGTCTGGTAACATCTCAAACTTAACACAAAAAGCAAGGTAATCTACAATGTAATCATTTATCAGTTTACCATGAGGTCTTTGTATCTTTAAATCTGCATTTGCGTTTGTAGCAACAGCAGTTCCTGTAACAGTAAAAGATGTAACATTACCTGCAACATTTACACTATCAACTACATTAAAAGGTCTACACACATCATCACCATCCTCTCGCAAAGGCAGTTCTAAACCTGAAACAAAATCACCAACCTTTATAAAGCTGTTTGAGCTGCAAGTTATTGTATTACTTCCAGATGTTACATTAAAATCCCCAGCAACACTAAAAGCAAGGCTTGTTGTTGTAGCATTACTTGGTGCATCTGCTCCTGTAGGTATTGTTATTGTTACAGTGTTTGTAGCTACAGTAGCTGTAAATAAAGCATTAGCATTTACTGCTGTTTGTATAGCTGTTGCAACCTCATTTGCTGTAGAAGCTTCTCCTGTTGAAGATAAATCTACAGCTATAACATCATCATAATTAGGAGGTGTTCCCATAACATCTGTTGATGTCACCTGAAAATAGACTGCAAACTTTATAGCATTATCTTGAGAATAAAGCGTAAAATATTTATGATGCAAAGCGGAGTAAGCTGCTTGACAAACAACCAAACTATTTAGAGTAGGATTATTTACAAACTGAACATTGTTATCAACATCATCAGTAAGTTTTTGATATAATTCTTCACCAACAGTTGGTTGTATAAAGTTTAATTCAGCTACTTCTATAAAAGCTGGTTTTACTAAATACTTGTCAGTATTTTTATTTGTAAAAGCTATATCAATTACTTGTGTTGGTGTTATCAATGCCATCTTTTAATTTATTTTTTTCTAATAATAATAACTCCATTTCTTGCTCTGTTAACTCTGGCAGATGGAATATTTTTCTACCCTCCTCTACTGATATATAATCTGTAGGATTTATAGCTCCCAACATTGTAACTGGAGGCTTGTTAACTATGTGTAAATCAGAAACATCAAGACCTGCGTGTATTGATAAAATCTTTTTTATAGACCTTATCATCATGTGCTGAGGTTC